AATGATCAGTTGCTTTCTCGTATTAAGGAATTACCTGAAGAAACTCGTAAATGGAATGCAATGGATTTTGCATGGGAACTCACGACTTTAGGATTATATACATTAATAAAAAAATATAAAGGTTCAAATAAAATTCATTTCGATTTCGGCAACGAAGAAACTCGAAAAATTTTTATCCAACAAATCAAAAAAGTTGAAATTGAAGAAGAAGAAAAGCGTAAATTTATCGCTGATCTTAATATTAAAAAAGAGCATTGGGTTCAATATAAAAAAACTTTAGAAGAAACATACGAGAAATACAGTGAAGATATTCATAAATTTTTAAAACCCGGAGTTCGTTTATACCCACATCAAATTGTAGGCAGCATGTTTTTAAATGCAGTTAGAAATGTATTATTGGCACTAGGTATGGGGTCAGGGAAAAGTTTAATATCAATAACTTATGCTGAAATGAATGATTTTGAAAAGGTTTTTGTTATTACTCCAAATTCTTTGAAATTTAATTATAGAAACGAAATTGAAAAATTCACAAATTCAAATGCTTTTATTGTTGGGAAAAAAAATAAGTGTACTATTGAGGATGCGAAGTATATAATAGTTAATTATGATTATTTTAATTCATCAGATTTTAATAAAGTAAAAGATAAGTTTGATAAATTAAATATTGGTAAAATTGATTGTTTGATTGTAGACGAATGTCATAGAATTGCTTCAAGCAAAACTAATACATATAAAGCATTTAAAAGAATATTTAAAGATAATATTTTTAAAAATGGGAAGATTTCAAAAGTATTCATGTCAGGAACTCCTGCAAAATCTCGTGCATATCAATTATATACAGTATTACATCAAATATCTCCAACAGATTTTCCAACCAAAAATTATTTTAATAGTTTTTATTGTGGAATGTCATATAATGTTGATGGTTTTGGGTGGGAAACAGATATTAGTGCAACAAAGTTTGAAGAGTTATTTAATAAAATAGCTCCTTTCACATATAGAAAAAAACTTGAGGATGTTATTAAAGATTTACCTGAAAAAAGAATACAAAAAATAATATTGGAAATGACACCTAAAGAATATGAAATTTATGATGCTTTAGAACAAGGAGTTGTTAACGAATTTACTGATAGAATAATCACGCATCCATTAGCAATATTAAGTAAATTACGAGAATATACCTCATATCTAAAAGTCAATAATGTAAAAGAATTAATTGATTCAATTTTGGAATGTGGAGAAAAATTTGTTGTGGTTGATTTTTATAAAGATAGTTTAAATAAATTAAATAAATTATATCCTGAAGAATCTGCTTTGCATACAGGAGATGAAACAGATGTGGAACGTGCTAACGTATTAAAAGATTTCCAAGATGAAAATGGAAAAGTTAAACTTTTGTTAGGTTCGCAAAGTACTATTTCCGAAGGGGTTACATTAACGGCAGCAAATAAGGTTGGTGTGATAACAGTACCTTGGACTCCTTCAGATGCAGATCAAATAATTTATCGAATTTTAAGAATTGGACAAAAAAATGCGGTTAATGCATATTTTTTTGTTTATAAAGATACTATTGATGAATATGTTTTTGATTTAATCGAATCAAAGCGAGCAGAACTTTCCCAAGTAATTGATGGAGAAAAATACGAATCAGATATTAATCAAAGCATTATAAACGATTTGATAGAAATAATTAAAAATAAACATAAAAAATGATTTTAGATGAATTTGTTATAAATAAATGGAGCACCAATAATAAAAAATATTATATTGAAAAGGGATATATATTTACTAAATTTGGCGATATGTTTCTCATTAAACCTATTGATTTAATGATCAATAGTACACTAAAAGTTCATGTTAAATGTGATGTATGTAATAATGAAAAAATGTTATCATATCAAAATTATAATACAAATATTAAATCTGGTAATTATTATGCTTGTTCACCAAAATGTTCTCAGAATAAAAAGAAACAAACAAATTTAACTAAATATGGAACTGAATTTGTTTCGCAAAATAAAGAGATTCAAGAAAAGGTGATAAAAAGAATGATTGAGAAATATGGTGTTAAACATTTTTCTAAAACAAATATTTTTAAAGAGAAAGTAAGAAAAACTAATTTAATTAAATATGGAACTGAATTTGCTTCGCAAAATAAAGAGATTCAAGAAAAAACGAAACAAACAAATTTAGAAAGATATGGCGTTGAGAGTACTTTACAAAATAAAGAAATTCGTGCAAAAATAAATAAAACAATTTTAGATAGATATGGTGTAGAAAATATTACCATGAATAAAAAATATTCTGAAAGGGCAACAAACACTATGATTGAAAGGTATGGTGAAATTTGGCTCAAACATTGTCCTACCTATAATGCTAATTCAATTATATATTTAGATAGACTTTCAGAAAAATTAAATTTGTCAATACAACATGCATTTAATGGTGGTGAAAAGAAATTTGTCAGATATTGGGTAGACGGCTATATTGAAAAATATAATATTTGTTTAGAATGGGATGAAAGACAACATAAATATAAAAAAGAAAGTGACGTGAAACGTGAAATTTTTCTTAAAGAAAATTTTAACTGTCAAATTATAAGGATTAATCAAAAAGAATTTTTAAAAGATGTTGATAATCAAATAAATCTGGTTTGTAATAAAATTAATAATTTAATAAAAGATAATTATAATGGCAAACCTATATAGTTGGGGTGGTAATCCATTTCGTGATTATTTGCTTAATTCAATATTATTGGATATTGATATTTCGAATAAACAAACGAAAAGAGACATTAATAGTGCATTTAAATATTTTTTGCAAAACATTTTGAATAATCCTAATGAAGCAGTATATTTGGATTTTGAAATAATAAAAAATGAAGGTTATTATAAACTCATTGGAAAAAATGCAATAAGTGCTTTATGGTTATGTGGTTTTTTTCCAGTTGATGCCACAAATATAATGAAAAGTTGTACGTTTATTATTGGAAATAGAAAATATGAATACAACAAAAAAACGAAAGAGTTAACTTATACAATAATTAAAAATTAATGGATAAATTAAAAGTTTTAGCTGAAATTAAAAGTTTCCTTGAAGGCTATAATAATAATTTAAAGTATCTTGTAAATGTTGAAACTGACTCATCCACTGCAATTGCTGAGTGTATTATACATGAACCAAACCAAAAACCAAAAACTGAACATATAAAATATGAACCTTTCATGTATATGAAAGACTTATCAAAACATGATCGTGAATTATATAAAGGTAAAGATAAAGAATATATTAATAGTCAAAAAATAAAACATGGAATTACAATTACCAAATTAAAAACTGGTAATGAAAAGAGATTAGTAGATGGATATTGTTATAAGGTGACAAGTTCCAGATCGTATAATGATATTTTAAATTATTTTACTGAAGGTGGTACTAATCCTTTTGAAAAAGAAAGTAAAAATGGTGTTTTTGTTAGAAATAAAAAAGGTGATTTAGTTTATCCACATCGTAATCTTTTTTATTCTGTAAAAACAACTGAACAATTTTTTATTTCAAAACAAGCAAGATTATATAAAGGGTTTGAAGAATATAAAAATGTTCATAAACTTACATTTGATATTGAAACTTTCGGTTTAAGGTATCAGATTGCAAGAATGTTTGCTATTGGTGTCAGGGATAATAGAGGATTTGAAACCATACTTGAAGTTGAAAAATTAAATGATGATGAATCAGAAATTAAATTAATACAGAAATTCTTTGATTTAATCATTAAATTAAAACCTGCAATTGTATCAGGTTTTAACTCTGAAATGTTTGACTTTGAATTCATTTTAGGTAGAGCTAAAATACTAAAAATGGATATGTCTAAAATTCCAACAGGATTCAAAGAAGGTGTTCAATTAAAAAGAAAAATAAATACACCAGTTAAATATGGAAATACTCCAGATAGATATACTTCAACAGAAATGTGGGGAATTTCAATTATTGATATAATACATGCTGTAAAAAGAACTGCAGCAGTTAATAGTGAAATAAAAGCAAATGGTTTAAAATATATTGCAAAATTTGAAAAAATAGCGAAACCAAATAGAACATATATTAAAGGAGAAGACAATTCTATTGGTAAATTTTATTCCGAAAATAAAATATTTATTATTGATGAAAATAATAATTATTTACAAATACCTGAAATATATCAGGAAATTACAAAAAAACTTTATAATTTACAAATAGAAAAAGCAATATTATCTAAAGAAGAACATAATATAAAAAGAACCAATATTCTTAAAGACGCTCCAGACTTTGTTAATTGGTTCAGAAAAGAAGTACTTCCAAAAAAACTAACAACATTTATTGAAGGAAAAAATCTTGTAAAACAATATCTTCTTGATGACTTGTGGGAAACCGAACAGGTTGATGAATTATACAATCAATCATCATTTATGTTAGCTAAAATTGTTCCTACAACATATCATAGAATTTGTACAATGGGGACTGCAGGAATTTGGAACTTACTTATGACTGCGTGGAGTTACGAGAATGATTTGGCAATTCCATATCCAGATAAATATGAAAGATATTCAGGTGGATTGGCAAGATGTTATAAATCAGGTTTTTCAAAAAGAATTGTAAAAATTGATTATGCTGGTCTTTATCCTGCAATACAATTAACTGAAGATGTGTTTCCAATATTTGATATTACTGGTGCTATGAAAATGATGTTGTTATATCTTACAACGACACGTAATATTTATAAAAAATTGGCAAATAGTACTGAATTAAATGCTGAAGAAATTGAACTATTTAAACAAATTGACCCTGAAATGCATCATAAATTCATTAATAAAGAATTTACTCCTGCAGACATTGCAATGTTTAAAATTAAACAGTTACCTATTAAAATTTTGAACAACTCACAATATGGCGCATTTGGTTCGAATGTTTCATTTAACTGGTCAGATAATATTTGTGCAGCACGTATCACATGTACAGCCAGATTGCATTTAAGACATGCAATTTATTGGTTTAGTAAGTTTAATTGTATAGCATTACTTGCCGTTACTGATGGTATTAATTTTAGTTATCCTGAAAAAACGAATATTAAAATAACTAATGAGGGAACAATTGAGGGAACAATTGAGGGATTAATTGAAGAAATGTGGCAGTATAGTGGCAAAACTGGTATTAATGCACTTATTGAAAAATACAATAATGAGGAAATGAAACCACCATTTATGTCTGTTGATAATGATGGAGAGGCACTTGCATGTTTTAATCTTTCAAGAATCAATTATGCAACATTATCATTGGCTAAAGATAAGAAAACTGATGAAATGAAAGAAAAAATCAAATTAACTGGTAATACAATTAAATCTAAAATAATACCAGAATATATTGAAGATTTCATTGATAAGGGATTAAATTTAATCCTTCATGACAAAGGTAATGAGTTTCTTACTTATTATAATGAATATGTAAGAAATCTTTATTATCAACGAATTCCATTGAAGAAAATTGCAAGTAAAAGTAAAATAAAAAATACTATAGAGAATTATAAGAAAAGAGGAAAAGATAAAAATGGTAGAGAAAAAGGAATGCAAGCACATATGGAATTATTAATTGAAAAGAGAAATAAGATTGCTGAAGAATTATTTGAAAAATATAAAACAACATTAGAACATAGCAGGTCTAAAGAAAATTTATCAACTGATGAAAAAATGAAATTGATTGCTAATTATATGCCACCAGAACCTGAATTGGATAGTGTTGTTTATTATGTGAATACAGGTACGAAAAAATCAGAGGGTAATTCAAGAAAAATTGTTGTCAATAAAGAAACTGGTGAAGAAAGGTTTTGTGCAACATTAATTAGTACTGAAGATTTACAAGAAAATCCAAATATGACAGGTCAATATAATGTGGAAAGATATTTAGATGCTTTTAATAAAAGAGTTAAAGTGCTTTTAGTTGGTTTTGAACCAGAAACTGTTAAAAAATTTCTATCTAAAATAATAACAATTAAATCTAAAGTAATAGTTGAAGAACCAATTGTTGAAGAACCAATTGAAAGTAAATCAGGTAAACCTAAAAAACCTAAAGTTAAAAAACCTAAAATCGAAACAATTAAAGAAATAAAATTTGAACAAGCGGATTCTACATTATTAAATTTGGAATTAAAAAACTTTGATCTTAATGATTTTGATGAATCGATGTATTTGGAAGAATTAGAGGTTAATTATTGGAATAAAACAGGATACGACCCAAGAAAAATATGGAATGGATTTAAAATGTATGACGATAATAAAATTTATTATGAAATATATGATAATGCTTTAAAATATTTAAACGACTTAATGACTGCAAGCAATAAATCAAAAATTAAATCAATAAATGACGAACATAAAAAAGGTGATTTGATTTTAATTAAAAATGGTGGTGAATATAATGTTGGTGCATTTAATGGTGTTTTTATTGAAATAATCAAAGAAAATGTTGTGATTCCTAAAGGTGAAATTGAATTAGAATTTGATAAAAAAGAAGAGGAAAAAGCAAAAAAAATTAAAGAAACTGAGTTGGAACAAGCAGAAAAAAACGAAGAAAAGAAAAATTTGGAAATTTTAAAAAGTAAAAGAACAAAATATTTTAACCAATTTAAAAAACGCTTTAAGATTGCTGAAAATATTACAATTGAGAAACTTTTAAAAACTGATGACGCAGCACTCGATGATCTTGATTTGTATATCAGACAAATGGAAGGTATAGAGGAAGAAGAAGCTAATGAATATTTAGGTTTTGATATTGACAGTAGTGATGGTGCATATTAAACATTTAATAGTATTTATATGAAAATATGCACTAATGAAAATAAAAAAAATACAATTATTTGAAATTATCGATTCAAATGGTGAACTGATTGGAAAAAATGATGTACCCCAAACTGGTGCAGATTTAGAATCAGGAGCAAATAATACTACAGACTATAACTCAAAAATTGGTCAACAACCATTCAGATATGATATGTTGGGTCGTTTTGGCTTTACATTATTGCCGTTTTTCGAAGGCAAAGAAGATCAGGGACAAAAAGAATTATTAAAGGATTTGGCACAACTCGCTCATGATAAGCGTATTGATGTATTAAAATATTATTATAAAAATCCTCAATTATTAAAACCTGATTATAGAAAAGAAGTTGATGGTGAACCACATTCAGAACAGTGTGAAAAAGAAGATATTGCATGGGCAAGAAAAATAATTAAGTCAGTTGAACCACACTTTGAAAAAGCATTTAAAGAACCTATTGATGAAACAGGTGCAATAAATGAAGATAAAATTGTTGAAGACAATGTGGCTGAAGATAAACTTGTAGATAAAAGGGGTGAAGATGAAATATCTCAGAAAGCTGAAGATAATGATATAAAAGATAAAAAACTTGAAAAAATTGCTGGTCTGATTAGTAAATTAGATCAAAAAGACAAAGATAAAATTGCAAATTTACTGGAAAGAAAATAATGGCTAATCAAGAATTGTACGATAAAACGTATAAGATACCCCCAGATGTATTGAAAGGCATCCAGACGACTCTTATTACCAACCCTCAAGGTGAAGGTGTTAAAAGAGCTAATTATCTGCTTAAAAACGGTTCTATAACTTATCAGGCAATGAAAAGACTGAAGAATTTCTTTGATTATTTCAATCCTGAGACTGGAGATAAAATGCAATATGCTCTTACTGGTGGGAATGCAATGAAACAATTTATTGAAACAACATTGGCTTCAGATAGAAATGCAGTCGAACAATTGAAAAAAGTAAAACAAATGTATAATGTTGACCCGATGTTAGGAACAAAGACAGCACAGATACCCAGACTAAATGAAGATAAAAAGGAATTGAAAAAAAATGCAGTTGCTGTTATTGTCGACAATGATAATAAGATATTGTTACTTAAAAGAAGTTCTGACCCTAAACTTTGGCAACCTTCAAAATGGGGATTAGTTGGTGGTGTAATTGAAAAAGGTGAGACTCCACAACAAGCAATTGAAAGAGAAATTAAAGAAGAAACTAATCTGGAGATTAATAAGTTTACTAAATCATTTAGCATTCAAAGAAATCCAGACAGTATTGAACATATATTTTCTTGTCGATATGAAGGTGACCCAACTGATATAAAGTTAAATGAAGAAAATACAAATTATGGTTGGTATGATGTTGACGAAATGAAATTCTTAGATATTGTGCCTCATTTGATAGAATATATTACAATGGTGTTCAAAAAATATGATTAATTTGTATTTATATTAAAATAATTGAGTAAATAAAAAATAAAAAAATGAGCAAATTAGAAGGAATTAGTTTACAATTTCAAACTTGTAGTATCGCAAAAAATTCTTACACCTGTAATGATCAATATAATACTGGCAACCCAGATGCATTATCTGATGGTGATGTACAAGGCAAAGGCGAATTGAATGGTAGTATTGGTAGCTGTGATGATATTAAAGACAGAAAATGTGAAATTTCAAAGAATAAATATCAAGAAGGCAGACAATACAATTCAAGTGTCGCATAATGATCAGTGAAGTTAAAATATTGCTTGAGAACGTTAAGCATTTTCGTCAATTATTAACAGAAGGCGTTAGTGATAAGGTTATTGTCGATGCCATTAATCAACATAAATTTCTCTACATTTATTATAAAGGAGAAAATACAATTGAAACTGGCTATCGAACAATAAGACCTTTTGTATTAGGCGTAAACACAAGTGGTAATTTAGCAGTCAGAGCATGGCAAGATAAAGGTAGAAGTGATAGTCTTAGAGCAGATTCTCCAAGAAATAGATTACATCATGAGCATGAGGTAGATACAGATGGAATAATGAAACCGGGGTGGCGATTATTTCTTGTTAACAATATAACTTCTGCAATACCAACAGGTAAAAGATTCATTGATGCAAAAGGAAATGTTGAAATACCAACAGGATATAAAGAAAACGATAAAGACATGACAGGTGGTATAATTACATCTGTTACATCTGGTGGTAAAATACCTGTAGGTGGCATACCAACAACAAGACAGAAAGCTCAGAGATGGGAAAAATATAAAGACGCTAATAAACTTAATCGTAAAATTACTAAAGAAGATATTCTCGGTTTGGTTGATATTGCAAAAAAAGTTATGAAAAAACCTATCACAGATTTTTTTGTTGCAATTGATAATAAAAACAATTTTAATTTACAGGATATAAGAACCAAACTTAATTTTCCGCAAAATGCATATGTGGACGATTTAAGTAATTTATATAACAGGTTTGTCATGAATACACCTGTAAATAAAGCAGCACAAGATCAGTTTGCAAAAAATCAAAAAGATAAAATGGTAAAAGGTCTTGCTGAAAAGCAAACTCCACAAAATCCATCAATGTTTAAAGAAAATGAAAATATTCCTATTAATAAGAAGACTTTTTTCAAACAATAGAGTATTTATAAAAAAATATAAAATTTTATAAAATGGCAAAACCTGATTTAAATAAACTTAGAACCGAGATCGATAGTCGCAAAAGGGAAAGAAACATAGCATCATCACCATTAGGTGAAAGTACAGGTGCTAATATTGCGCCAAGAGACGCTTTTTTATATGAACTGATTAGGTCACATGATACTGGTGTTGAAACACCAGCAACTGATTTAATTAAATTGGTTGAAAATCAAGTTGCAATTAAAAATAAAGAAACTGTACGACACAATATTAGTGAAACTGCTGTTGTTGACAGAGTACCAGCACGTCTTCCTATTGCAAATAATAAACCTGTTGAGATGTCACCTGAAAGAGATGAGCAATTATTCAATGATCTTCAAGCTAAAAGCAAACAAACATTAGCTGAGTCAATTGCACCTTATATTGGTGGAGGTCAGAAAAAAAATCCTAATACAACTGCTGGTGCAGTATCACCAATGAATTTAAATGAAGGTTATTTGGTTGAAAATGTAAAAAAGATTGTTGATAACTACTTGATTGATAATTTCGGTCCTGTCGTTGAAGAAGCAATTAAGGGTACAATTATTGAAATGTATGCTGCTGAAAGAATAAAAGAAGTGCTTACAGAGAACAAAGAAATGATTAGAGGACTTATATTTGATGTCATTAAAGAAATTTCAGACAAAAATAAAGCAAAGAAAGCGCAACTGTAATTGCGCTTTTTTTTCGTAATTTTTTTACAGCTAAGTTTGTATTTATAAACATACTACAAATAGTTACAGCATGACTTACGACAACTTCTTAAAATTATTAGATGAATTTGAAGAAATACAATCATTTACAAAGAAAATTGAATTCGCTAATCAATATTTTCAAAGAATAGGTAGCGGGTCAGGTAGAATTGTTTATGATATTGACGGCACTAAAGTTTTTAAATTGGCAAAGAATGCCAAAGGTGTTGCCCAAAATGAAGCTGAAATAAATATTGGTTCATATCATGACACTCACAATATAGTTACGAAAGTTTTAGAAAGTGACAATAATGGTAGTTGGATTATTTCTGAAAAAGCAAAAAAAGTTAACGAAAGTAGAATTAAACAATTAACTGGCATTCCAAGTTTAAATGAACTATTTTATTTTCTTAGAAATCATGAAAATAATATTAAAGGTGGTCATAACATTTTTGGTCTGGATAAAGATATTGAAGAATCATTAAATAATAATGAATTTGTCATTGAATTAGAAGATATAATTGCAAATTATTCTATATCTGCTGGTGACTTAGGCAGACCAAGTACATACGGTGAAGTTCTTCGTGATGGTCAGCCAACAATTGTTTTAACTGATTATGGATTAACTGGCGAAGTATATGATACACATTATAATCCAAGTAGAAAAAAAAATTATCGTCTTTTTGAATTATATGATAATTATGATGGTAACGATGATATACTTGGAGATATGCCACCACAAGATGCAATAGATACACGTAGAGGTATGTGGGCGCAAATACCTTACAGCGTAGGCGATGGTAGTGGTGTAATAAATGAAGGTTTTATTTCTTTTATTCTTGATAGAGATAAATATCCAACAAGAGTATTACCAAGCGCACCATATATTGTCGATGAATTTCATAACTGCGTAAATAATATTGATGAAACTTTAAATCATGTTAAAAATAAAAAGAAATTTTATGAAAATTTATTAAAACTTCAAGAATATCTTATTGAACAAAATTTTTATGACAGAGAACCTTTGGGCGAAATTGTATGTTTGAATGAAGATGGTAGTGCTTTATATTCTACTGATAATGCAATGGGGCAAGACAATTTTCCTGTACATAATAATATCGATACCTCACCTTCAATTAGAAATGATCTTGATGCAAACAGAGATAAAAATAATGAAGATTTAGAATATCATAATGTGGTGGGAGATGCTACGAAAGATCAATACATGTTGGATGAAAGACAATTATCTTCAATGGCTGGCAGCAGTACTGTAGAAGTAAAACAGAAATGCAGATTAGCGGGTAACGGTAACACTTCAACTGCATGCAATCAAGGAGACATTAGAAACTTGAATATCAAACCTCTTAAAGAAGAAATTTCAGCAAAGGAAGCATATACTGATGAAGGTGCATTGAAAACAGTTTTAAACGGAAAAAGAAAGATTGGTTTTGTTCATATAAATAAACCAATTGCTCAAAAATTAGAAAAACTTAAAATTGGTGTTATTCCAGTAAGAATGACATCGCAAAATACCATGACAGCAATAATATATCGTGATAAAGTAAAAGCATTTTTATTATATGAAATTACTAAAAGGCATGGTGGAGATTTAAATGATAAAACTCCTGAAGAAGCACGTGAAATTGGACGATTATTAGAATATAAAGAAGAGGATATTAATAATTTTATTCATAAAAAATATGGTAATAAAATACCGATAATGCCAGAGAAGTCACCAGATGATTTTAATGATCTGGCTGAAAGCGAATCGTTTAATTTTTGGGATTTAAATGAAGAAAAATTTCCTGAATTTGAAAAAGATATTCAGCAAGACCTTACCACACATCATCTTGATAAGAAATTTATAAGAAATTATCAGGATGGAGATCACACATATAGTGTGTTTGCCGTTAATGGTGATCAGGTTCGTGATAGTGGATTTATTGAATGGGTCGATGGTGGCAATCATTGGGTTGATGCCGATCTTCCAAAGAAAGAGCAGAAATATGCGAGTCATATCGGAGAGAATGAATATTGGATTGATGACGTATTCATGATCAAGCCAGCAGACTTTGAAGCCATATTGCTTCACGAAAGAACTGAAAGTTATATCATCAGACATTTTGGTTATGAATACGATGATGCTCATGAGGTTGCGAACAAAATTGAAATGATGTTCAGAAAAAATATACCGAATGGCGCAAACCGTGCTCTTGCTGAGAAAATTTATGATACATTTGTAAAAAATTTCAAACCGAAAAAAAGTAAACAGAAACATGAACCAGCAAACGAATCTATGAATGAGGTATTAACAGAAGAAAAAATAATTTTAATTAATATTAATGAAGCAAAATCAATGATGAAAATAATTTAACTGAAAATATTTATGATGTTGGGGGCGTTTTATTGTGTTTCATAGTATTTATAATAAAAATATTATGAGAGAAAGATTTAGAATTATTAAATTACCATTAATTTCATATTGTGGAATTAATTTTAATAATAGACAATGGCATAAACATTTAAGAAATTGTGACACTTGTAAAACTGAACACGAAAAATATAGAAATAATTTTATTAATTCATGGGATAAAAAATGCGAATGCGGATGTGGAGAAATTACTTTAGTTGGTAATAAACGAATTTTAGGACATGGTCCGACTGGCGTAAAAAGAACCGAAAAACAATTATTAAAATATAAAGCACTTTGGACACCAGAAAAAAAGGCAATTCAATCACTTAAATGGAAAGAAGATAATCCTCAATTTAAAGAAAAAAATAAAAAATACGGTGAAAATAATCCAGCAAAGCGCAGTGATGTAAGAAAAAAAATATCAAAAAATAATCCAATGCACAACATTAAATATGCTGAGAAAGCAAGAGTTAATAGAATAAATGTTGGATATGAGAATACAATTAAAGTTTTAAAAAATAGATGGGATGATAAAAAATTATTAGAAAAACGAGTAAAAACATATTGTGAAAATTTATCAGAAGGAAAAATAAAATTAAAAAATAATTGGAAATGTGGTAATTATGTTCGAAAAAATGGAAATATTGAATGGTTTGATTCTTCTTATGAAGAGATAAGAATGAAGTTTTTTGATGACAACAATATTACATGGACAAAAAAACATGGAATTCGAATACCATATATTAATGAAAAAGGATTGAACACATATTATGTGCCAGATTTTAAAATTGTTGAAGACAATAATATAATTATTGAGGAAGTTAAGGGATGGATTAAAAAAAATGATATTTTAAAAGCATATGTGGGAATTGAATATTGTAAAGAGAATCATTATGAATATAGATTCTTATTAGGCGAAGATTTAAAATATGTTGAAGAATTATCACATAAAAAGAATAAAAATGAGTAAAATACAAGACTTTATATTGAGTTTAAAACAAAAACCATTTATAATATCATTAATAAATGACTTAAAATCAGATGTTTATTTAGTTGGAGGCGCAACAAGAGATTTAATACTTAATAAGCCAAACAAGGACATTGATTTAATTATTAGAAAAGTACCTATTGATACATTGATTACACATTTGCAAAAATTTGGTAGAGTTGATGTTGTCGGTAAATCATTTGGTGTTATTAAATTTATTGATTCTGACGGTACTGACTATGATTTAGCATTACCACGTAAAGAACAACCAACGGGTGAAGGTGGCTATCGTGGTTTTGATGTGCAAAGTGATGAAAATCTCCCAATTGAAGATGATCTTACCAGAAGGGACGCTAAGATGAATGCTATGGCAATCAACATTAACACAGGTAAGTTCATTGACCCATTGGGCGGATTAAAGGATATTGAAAATAAACAAATTTCTGCAGCCAATCCCGAAGCATTTTCAGACGATCCTCTCCGTATGATTCGAATAGTTAGTTTTGCAAGTCGTTTTGGATTTACTATTGAACCAGAAACAATGAAAATGATTCAAGATAATGTAAGTAGGGTTAAAGAAATTGCTCCTGAAAGAATACTTACAGAGTTCGATAAAATTATTCATAAAGGTGATAAAAATTTGGCAGCAATATTACTTAATGAAACTGGTTTGCTTAAAGAAATATTTGGCAGAGGATTAAATTACGATTTTAGAAATACGAGAGAACCCTTTGATAAAGTTAGAACAATGGGAGAATTTGTTTATCTATTAAGTAAAAA